TCCGCGAAGCCTACATTAAAATGATGGAGGAGAAACGGGACACGGCACCTGACGATACCGTGCCGAACAACCCCTCCCATTCCCCTGCCCCAACTCCGGCACCAACGCCGACTGAGTCAGGTTCTTAACACCCCCTAATCTCTCGCCGGAGATCTACCCCCATGAGCAAAACGGTTTGGCCCCGCACCTACCTTCTCTCTATCTACGAGAGGGCGGTGACAGTAGGCGCCTGTAAAGTCACACAACTAACCGAAGAGCAAGGGAAGTCTCTGCGCGCAGCTCTCAACCGCCTGAAGCGTAACGACGTCAGGATGAGCCCGTATATCCCTCAGGAATACATGCTCGTTACCGTCTCCCACTGGCACGTCCTTCCCGGCGAAACCCTTGGCTGCCTCGACGTTGTTTTCTCCCAGCCGGTTGAAGGCTTCACCCTCCCTCCAATCGTCGACGTTGACGGAACTGATCAATACATCAGTCCTCCGTCGCCGAACTTCTCCGAGCCGACTCCCATCGCTCCCCACGAATTAACCATCACACCTGACGAGGTACCTAACTTCGTCGAGGGTCTGAAAAAGCGCGCAAAGCAAAAGGACTGAACATGACAGAACCCTCCGACGAACTTACTGAAGCCCGAGCAAAATTCTACGTAGACATGGCCGAGGAGCTTGACCGCATCCTCCACTCTCACCACAACACCGAGGTCGGCTTCCTCCTAATCAGTTTCGAGTTCCACCCTCGCCCTGACGCTCCCGACTTCAACTATGTTTCCAACACCTGCGTCCACAACCTCGCCGCGGTGGTTGACAAAATGAGCGTAATCCTCGGCGAAACTATCTGTGAGGAAAATCATGGGGAGCTTCACTAACTTCGGAAAGCAACTCTTCTGCGACTCCCAGCCGATCGGTGACATGCTCGACGAGTGGACGGCGAAACGAACCGCCGAGCTTCTCAACGATCGTGAGCGCCTCGTAGAAACATGCCACCAGCAAAAACTCCAAATCGCGCGGCTCGAGAAATATGACCCAAACAGCATGGTACGTCCGAAACCAGAAAATCAGGATACGCTTCCTCCGCGAAGCTCTCCTGAAGATTAGCCAAGCCCAGAGCCCGCATCGCATGATCCAAATCGCTGAAGAAACCCTTATCTCCGACGACATAAGGAAGATGAAATGAGCACCCTAGCAACTCCCGGTCCCTTCGACGCTCTTTCCAAAGCCGAGGACGATGAACCCATCTTCCCTCTACTTGGCCGTGACCCCTGCGCTCCTGCCACCATAACCGAGTGGTGTCGACTTCGCCGCAACCGAGCCTACAAACTCTATGGAGATAAACTTGACGAAACTTCTCGAAACACCCTCCACGCCGAACTCTTCCAAGCGTCCGAAGCTGAGGTTATGGCCCTCCGCATGTCAGCGTGGCGAACCCGAACCGAGCCCGCCGCAGAAGATCCCAGCAAACCCACCTACAACGAGATCGTAAAATCCACAGAAGAAATAGAGCAAGCCCGCCGTCTCAAGATCCTCAAAGACGGGATAGCCCACCTCCGCGAGAGTGCCTATCACTTCAACATGGCTCTCGAGGTCTTTGAAACCCTCGGCTACCTCTTCCCCGAGACGGCCAAAATCCTACCCCTCATCAACAACTTCGCAGCACAAATGGAGCCACACAGATGAACAAAACCCCTGAAGAGCAAGTCGACAAGGGCCAGACAATGGCCGAAATGTTTGAGGGCTTTCGTCGCATGGTCTTTCCTGACCTCCCCCTAACCTCCGCCCAATACACCGACATTCGCAGCACCTTCTACGCAGGCGCCCTATCCCTCTTCAACTGGTTCATGGTCCAGATGGATGAGGATCGCGAGCCCACCGACTCTGACCTCGACAAAGTCACAGCCATGGCAAACGAACTCCAATCCTACGGCCTCGACATAATCGAACGCTCAAACCGATCATAAAAGAAAATGCGAAAAAACAATCAGGTCACTTGACATTTCGCAAAAAACCGTGTAACACATACATCGACGGCGGGGGACTAACCAGCACCTCGGCGCTAGTTCAACCTTCCAGAAGGGGCAATACAATGAAGAACCTCTCCCTATTCCTTGGCGCAGCGGGTATCGCCCTGATCGCCTCCAGCCAGTACGTCAGTGCGCAGGACACCAACATCACCTCCGGCAGCGACAGCACCGCAGTCAGCGGCAGCCAGTCCGGCAGCCAGTCCGCATCCAACCAGAACCAAACTCAGAACAACGCGGGGATCGGTAACTCCGAAAGCTGGAGCGGTTCCGCCAGTGAGGCCAACGCTAACACTGCCTCCTCCGCAGAAAGCAACGGCAACCTGCAAGGTCAGGATCAAGGACAGTCCCAGACTGCAAACGGTGGTGCGTCAGATCAGGGCCAGATGCAGTCATCCTCCAACACCCTAGCTAACCAGCAGGGTGTCACAGTTGGAACAACCTTCAACACCTACAACCGCAAAAAGACGGTCCAGGAATTCCGCACCAACGCCGCAGTCCCTCTCGCAGCATCCTCCTCCTTCAGCAGCGACTACTGCGGCGGCACGGCCAGCGGCGGCGCATCCATCGCCCCCATCGGAGTTTCCATCGGTGGAGCAGCCCCGACCTTCGACAAGTCCTGCCAATACCTTCGCCTTGCGGAGAAGGCTGGAATGCTCGGAGCCAACTACCACAACATGCAGCAGCCTGACATGAGCCTCAAGGCAATGTCCCTCATGACTTGGGCGACTTGCATGGCTGGACCTCAGAACGATCGTCGCCGTCGAGGAACTGAGGAAAACATTACCATGCAGGCTTGTCTTGCGTTGGGTCTGCTTGGCTCAGACATATCGCCTGTATCCCCACCCCCGCGTCCTGTCCCTGAACCCCAAGTTCAACAGTACAACGGTCAACCCACCCCTGAGGCAGTCGAACGCTACAAGACCCCTCGCGGCGAACTCGAATATCGGAGCAATCCTGTAATCCAGGAAGTCCCGATCGCTATGGCGACCGCAGTCTCTCCCGCCCCCTGAGACTGCCTAGCTTAGTGCAGTAGGGTCGCAAACGATGGGCGGGGACTTCCCCCTGTTGCCTCCGCCCGAGATAACATGAGCCCGCTGCACAGAGAGCCGGTGGCAAGACTTACACCCCCTGTAGTTAAGTCACCGGCTCTCACCATCTTCGAGACGTAAGGTCTCAAAGGTTTGGAAGAGGTGGGGCAACTTCCAAACATCACTCGCCCCTTATTGCAATGAGGTAAAACCATGAAGAAGTTCCTGATCGCAGCCGTTGCTGCACTCGCACTGCCCGTCGCCGCTCAGGCTGCTACCCTCGGCCTCGGTATCGGCGCTGCCGGTTCGTCCTCGTCGAGCGCTGCCGCTTCGCAGTCGCAGGGCGGTTCGGCTTCGGCCATCCTCGGCGCGACCACGCAGCAGTCCTCGGCTGGTGCAACCAGCTTCGGCGGTGCCGGTACGTCGCTGACCAACGGTCAGGTCGTCAGCGAGTCGACCCACACGACTGCCACGACCCAGCAGGGTTCGACGGCTTCGCTGGGCCTGGCTGGTTCGGCCAACGCCAACAACACCGCAGCTGCCGGCAACTCCAGCAGCCGTGGCATTCTCGGCACCATCAACCTGTATCTCGTCCCCTGAGCTTGATATAGGTTAAGGGAGGCGGGGGAAAGGACGGAATCTCTTCCCCCGCCTTTTTTGTCAACAGCCTAAGTTCCCGAGGCAAACATGACAGATCCAACACTTCACGAGCTTCTCTACCACGCCGAAACCTGCACCGCAGTCGTCCCTTCCCTCCACCAACTCCCCGCCCCCGGTTCGACAGTCAAACCTCCCTATTGGTTCTCCATTGTTATCCAAGCCCTCCAGTGGGCGCAAGATGGATTGAGCCTTGAGGAGATCCAGGCCCTTGCTAATGAAAAACTCTTGGCAGCCTCCGAGCGTCGTGCGGATCTTATTAGAGCTTATGGCGGACCATCCCGCTCCATACCCACTATTTCGCCAGCACAATCAGCCAATAAAGAGGCGAACACCGCCATGCTTCTCTCCCTTATCAATGGAGGGGCGAAGTAAAATGAAGCCCGTGTTCCTCGCCTCTCCCCTCAGTGCCCCCGACACAGCCTCTCTTCGCAAGAACCTTGCCTATGCTCGTCGTGCGATGAAGGACTCCATCAGCCGTGGCGAAGCGCCTTTCGTCCCGCACCTCCTTTACCCCCTCGTCCTCCGAGACGATGATCCCGAGGAACGCAGCCTTGGCATGTCCGCAGGCAACGCATGGCTTCACGCCGCTGAGGCTATCATCCTCTACGCCGACCTCGGCATATCCACGGGCATGAACTCGGAACTTCAGCTTGCTATCGCAGCAAAGATCCCTGTGGAAATTCGTTACATCAAGGGCGCGGAAAACCCCGTAAAACCAAGCCCCACAAGCCCCACACAAGCCCTATCAAGCCCTCAAGATGGATTGATGGTAAATAATGTGGATGAGGTTGAAAAACCCCTTGACAACCCCGCCCAACGTGATACAACCGAACCCGTAGGAAACGAAACCTACCCCGAAGCGTAAACTGAAAGGAACGCCAATGCCCTTGAATATCACTGACGAAACCCCGAAGGTTGGCCGCACGATCGCAGGTTTCAACCTCACCGTCCCCTCGCCCTATCTTCCCGGCCATCCCCTCACCGAAGGTGAAGCCAAGCAGCTGAACCAAGTTCTCGCGGAAAACGTCAGCAACAACCTCCGCAAGAAACTCGACGACGGCAAGATCGTCGGTGAAGGTGACGCTGAGGAAAACGTCGCTTACACCCTCGAGGAAGCTCAGGCCCTCGTCGACCAGTATATGCAGACCTACGAGCCCGGCGTTCGCACTGCATCCGGCGAGCCTCGTGTCACCGATCCTGTCGAGCGTGAAGCCCGCAAGATCGCTCGTGCCAAGGCTGTGGAACTCGTCAAGCAGCATGGCATGAAGGCCAAGGACGTTGACCTCACCCCCATCGTGGATCAGATCTTCGACCTGAACAAGGACGTTCTGATGAAGGAGGCGAAGAAGATCGTCGCCGCGCAGGAAGCTGCTAAGAAGCAGTCCGACGCAATCAGCCTCGATGGCATCAACCTTGCGGCACCGGCTGAGGAAGAGGCAGCCGAACCCGCACCAGCAGCGTAAGCTGTTCGCCTCAGGGTGGTGGATGGGAACCCGCCACCCTGGGGTTTGGTTGAGGCAGTGACTTAGACTCCCACTGCCTCATCCAAACCTTGCCGGAAGAAAACATGACAATCCTCTCCGCTGATCTTTCCCTCGAGGTCGAAAGACTCGTTCGTGGTATGCACGCAGCTCGCCCCACCAAGGATGAGACTCTACGTGTCATTGCGCTTGCCGAGGCCAACAAACATTGCCAAGGTCGCTTTGAACCAGCCAGTGTTCTCGACGTTGCTGACCTCTTCCAAGCCTATATCCGTACAGGCCAGAACATGATGAAACCTATGAACGGAGAACCTTCATGATGAGTCCGCAAACTCGCAACCTCCTTGAAGCTGTTCAGAAGGTCTGCGAGGAAATGAGCACGATCTACATGCACCAGGCTAAACATCCTGACATGGCTGGTCGTCTCCATGAGGCTGAGCATATCCTCAACCTCTACACAGCCATCGGCATTGTCCTTACTCGAGACGAGCAGGAAAAACATGCCCAAAGCTGAGCAACACTTCGATGCACATGCTCTTCTCACCGCTGTTCAACAACAGGACGTTGGCCTCCGTATATCTACCAACGATCCGACAGGTTTTCGACGCATACTATACGCTGCTATTCGTTCCGCAGAACACCTGCGCTGTTATATTTATCAAGATCCCTCTAGCCGAAGCGCATTCCTTCTTCTCAAAAAGAGGCTAGAGGAACAAACCCCATTGCCGGAGATAGTTGATGAAGGCTGATGAAACCGTCACGGTCAGGATGCCGAAGGGCACAGCCGACCGCATCCGTGCGGCGACAGGCCAGCCCTTTTCTTCTCTTGTCCGCTATATCATGCTGGCTCTCCTCGACCGCTATGAGTCACAGCATATCCCCGCAGATCAAGACTCGATAAAGAATATCGTAAACGACCTCTGAAAAGGTAGGAGAAAAACATGACCTCCGAACTACCCGACGCCTACAGCCTCCTTTCCAAACCCACCCTCGACCTTACCGACGAAGAGGTAGGGATTATCGTAGCGGACCTCCGTCGCCGACGCGACTTGTTCATCAAAACTGGCAAGCCAGAACGCGTCAAGAAAGAGGCCACCATCAAGGCCAATCCCCTCTCAAAGGAAGCGAAAGCTGCGAACACCAAAGCGATCCTCGGGATGCTGAAGCTCTCCTAATGAACGACGTTCCCAACTTCTTCGCAGAGCGCCGAGTTTCTCGTATCCCTCGTTGTGAAGTCACCATGCTTCCCAACTCGACCGAGGACCTCCCCTTTAAACTCATTGTCTACAACAGGTCCGCAGTCGACCTGCTAAAGAACAACGCAGAACTTCTGGCTCACACTTCGCGCCGCTACCCTTCCCACCACATCGACCGCTACAGTCTGAAAGACCTGATCGAAGTCGAACCCCGCTCTTATCACATCTTCCCAAAGGAGTAAAACATGACTACCCTTTACAACCACACTGAGGACATGGGCGAAATCTCAGGCTTTGGTGGTGAATACGAAGCCACCTGTCAAGCCATGCTTAACGCAGCCGTAAACTGGTCCCTCCAAAACCCTGGAGTTGAACTCGCCATCGGCAGCCACGCCAACGCCTACGGCCTCGTCTACTTTGAGAACGAGCCCGCGAAGGAGTTGGAGCGCCAGATCCTCCAAGCTGCCGGCGAAGATCACCCCACTGGAGCCATGATGGAGGCCATCGCCTCTCGTGCATTCTTCATCCACGCGAACGGCTGGGACCGCTACTGCGAAGTCCTCCGTGAGCATCAGGCTGAGTTGAGGGAAAACCCCGCCCTCGAAGAGGAAATGGTCCGCCAACTTTCCCCGGCAATCGACGATGATGCTGTCGAACTTATCAAGGGCCTGATGGACGTTTTCGGCCAGGAGAATGTTGTAGTTCTCACCTCCCCTGACGACGTTGACGCCTTCTTCCAGCATGTCGAAAACGAAACAAAGGGCCGTGACAATGGCCCGCAGTAAGCCCAAACTCGTCCACACCTCGAACATGCCGTCTCTCGAGCAGCTTCTTAACATCAAGCTAGCTGACACGCATGAGTTTGAACTCACGGACAAAGAAACCAAGGCGACTCGAGCCCGGATCTACGCCCTCAACCGTGAGAACGACGCTTACCGCTGGCGGACCATCCGTGAGTTCCCCCTTCTTCTGATTTGGAAGTTGAGGAAACGAGCATGAGCGGCGCGTTCGACGACGACGCAGCCGAGCGGCTGGACAAGGCTCTGCGCCAGGCTCTTCTTGACGCAACAGTCAACGGTGTAAACATCGGCTTTGACAATGTGATCAAAATAGCTGAAGCGCGGTGGCAGACCCTCTACACCTCCTTCGCCCCAAAGAACCAGCTTGATGAAGCGGGCTGGTTCCTCGGGATGATGAAAGACGCAAAGAGGATGTTTGTTCTCGCCGCTCCTCATATCCCTGAAATGGAAGTGGAGGAGGAGTCTACCATTCCTCCACCTCCGGAGAAGATCCAATGAGCCTTGACAACATCCTACCCGCCTCGGCGCAGTACGTCGACAGCCCCTTCACCGATGTAAACGGGTATCAGGTCCAATATGCTTGGGACTCCGTCTCCCTAACCAGCATCCTTTCCTGCCCTCGCCGCTACCAGTACACCATCGCTGAGGGCCAGATCCCTAACAGCACCTCCTACGCCATCGCCCTTGTATTCGGCATCCTCGTCCACAAAGGGATCGAGTACTACCACCTCGCAAAAGCTCGCGGCGATGACCACGATGCTGCTGTTCACATGGCTGTCCGTCAGCTTTCTGACCACCCGATGACCGCCACTCTCCCAATCGACGACGATGTGGAGGAAATGAAAGAAGATCAAGCTGACGATGACGACGGGATCACTCTCCGCAATAGCAAAGTCCGCACCCGTTACTACCTATTTCGAGCCGTGGTCTGGTACCTTGAGCACTACGCTGAGGACAAGATGCAGACCTATATCCAGGCCAACGGCTTACCAGCTGTGGAACTCTCTTTCCGTGTTGCACTCCCAATCAGCCTTTCTAATTCCCACCCCGTCCTGCTTTGTGGTCATCTTGACCGAGTAGTCACGTTCAACGACAACCTCTTCAACGTGGACTACAAGACGGCAAAAAGCCTCAGTCGCCAGAACTTCGAGATGTTCGACCTCTCCCACCAGATGACAGGCTACAACCTAGCCGGAGGGATTATCTTCGATCAGCCAATGAAGGGCACGTGGATTGACGGGATTGCTCTCCAGATCGGTCAAGCAAAGTTTGCTCGCCACCTGACCAAACGCACAGTTGGCCAGATGAACGAATACCTCCACCTTGTCTCATTCGCCACCGAGCTTGCAACAAAGTGCGCCACTGAGCAATACTACCCGATGAACACGGCCTCGTGCTACTTCTGCGAGTACAAGGCGATTTGCCGGCAACCTCCCGAGTTCCGGGACCGATACCTTGCCCAGCACTTCACCAAGAAGCCGGGCTGGAACCCCCTTGAAAACCGTAGCTGAGAGGAAACCAGAATGCCCAAGTTCAAAATCACTCCCATCGCCATCGCCGATCCTGCCGACGAGCCTATCGTCCTCGAGGCTGATCGCGCCGAACGCAGCGACAGCGGCTACGTCAACTTCTACAAGGGCGAGAACCTTGTGGCCTCGATGGTCAACATCAACTTCTACGCTCTCCCGGAGGACGTAGCATGAGTGCGGCTGTACCTCCTGCCGAGCCCCCCGCACTTCCCGTCCTGGACAAGTACGCTGTGTTCCAGCAACTCAAGGAAGTCTTTCGCGCTCGGTTCTGTGACGCTGACCTATGGGCGCTGATCGAGGCATCGGCCACCATCATCCCCATCCTGCAACCTTGCGCGGATCTCCAGGTCATGGAAATGCTCGCTAACTCCAACCTTCCAGAAGGACAATAATCTCATGCCAGGACTTGAAGATCATGAAAGCGCATCAGTCGTCAAGGCTTTGTGTGTCGGTGACTCAGGTGCCGGTAAATCTGGCGCTCTTGCTTCGCTTGTCGACTACGGCTTCAATGTTCGAGTCCTGGACTTCGACAACGGCCTTGGAGTCCTCAAAGGCCACGTTAAGAAGAAAGAGAACCTCCGCAACGTGCATTACGTTACTCTCCGCGACAGGCTCAAACTCATGGGCTCTCGTATGGGACTTGCCAAGGCGGACTCTTTCCAACGAGGGATGAACGCGCTCGAAGAAGGAGGACAGAAACATTGGGGCGAGGCCGGAGCCCACATCGGCCCGATCTACACATGGACCTCACGAGACATTCTTGTCCTCGACACCTTGGCGACTGCGGGCAAGAGTTCGCTCGCAATGGTAATGTACGCGAATGGCTTCACCATGAAAGCCCCGGAGATCCAGCATTATGGTACAGCGATGGACAACCTCGAGAAACTCCTCGATTATCTCACCTCTGACGAGATACAATGTCACGTTATCGTTAACACCCACATTGCTCCGAGTGCCGAAGGCTCCCTTAAAATGTATCCTGAAGCCTTGGGCTCAAAGCTGGGTCCCAAGGTTGCGAAGCCCTTCGACAACATGCTCTCCCTATCCATATCTGGCCGCAGCCGCTCGTTCAAAACCCAAAGTGACGGCCTACTCGCTTTGAAAACTTCCCGCCCTATCCAGGCCACCTACCCCATTGAAACTGGATGGGTCTCCATTTTCCAAGATCTTCTTGGAACCAAAGATCTGCTCAAGCCCGAGCAGATAGCAGTGGCGAGCTAACGCCAACCTGACGACGACGACACAGGAGAAAGAAAATGGCTGGAATGAACTTTGCTGAACTTGCCAACGTAAAAGTTGCTGACGTCAAGCCACCGGCTGTCTACCCCATTGGACACTACAAGGCTATCTTCAGCGGCTTGATGAAGCAGCATA